TTATATATAAATAAATAAAATACATTTAAACAAAATTATATATAAATATATTATGGAATATCAATTAAAATTATTGAAAATTTTCGATAATGAAGGATTTTCGAAAGTTGTAGATTTATTGGATGAATTGATAAATAATGAAGAAATATTATTAAATTTTTTAATTTTAAATATGAATAATACAAATAATATAAAATATTTATGTAATTTTTTAAAAAAAGATATACTAAAATATAGAAATATAATTAATCAAATTATAAATAGTAATGATATAATATATGAATGTAAAGAAACATTTTTATTTCATATATTTAGTAGTTATAATAGAGATAATATATTATTATTAGAAAATGATAGTTCAAAATTATTTATAAAAAATTTAAAAGAAAATAATATTTATAATATTATTTTATTTGAAAAATATACAGCATTAAATGAAATAATATTATATAAAATATTTAATAATAATATATTTGATACTGAAATATATAAAGATAAAGAAGAATATTATGAAAATTATATAAATTATTTTTTAAATATATATAGAAATATAATAAAAGAAGAAGAGGATTTATTTTTAGATTGGATGTTTAATTTATGTTATATATATAGTTATCGTTGTAAAACATATAGTAAATTAAATCTACAAGATAATATATTATTTATATTATTAAATTGTACAATAGAACATTATAATAAATTAGTAAATGATAAAATAATAGAAACAAATAATATAATATATAATGTAATAGAAGAGAATATAGATATATTAAATATAAAATACAATGAAATAAAAAAATATGGTTCAAAAGTAGTATATGAAACATTAATATTGGGATTATTAAAAATAACAATAGAAAGTAGTTTAAATAATATACAAAATAATAATGTACTTATAGGGGATTATAATTATATAATTAATTCTGTAAGTGAAGACGGAAATATATTACATAATTTTGATATAATAAAAAACTATGTATTAAATAATAATAGAAAATTAGTAGAAAAATATATAAATTTAAATAAAGTATTGTATAATAAATTAAATAGAAATTTGGTAGATAAAATTTATAAATTTTATATAGATTTAATTCATATTTTTATAGAAAAAAAATGTGATATGGATAATTGTGAATTATTTAGTAATATAATAACAGATATAATAGATTTTTATATATTTTATAATAAAAATTATACATATGTATATCGTGATTTAACAGAAAAAAAAGATATGTTTATATTTTTTACAGATATTTTTAATAGTAAATCAAGTAATATTAATATAGATATAAAATTAATAGATTTATTTACAAATATATATATAAATGAGGGTATATATATAAGTGGTAATAAGGAAAATATAGATATAAGAAATCTAATAAATAAATCATTTGATTTTTATATAAAATTGGATTGTTATGAAAGTTATAGTAAAAATGATATTAAATATAAAATAATAGGTTTATATAATAATTTATTTAATGTGCCATATATATTACATGAAAATATGTGTAAAATAGTAGAAGAAAAAAAAAATATATCGAAATTTTTAATATCATTTACTGAAGATATAAATATATATATAAATAATTTTATGATTTATTATAAATCATATTTAATAAATAAAGATTATAGTAAAATAGCAAGTACTTATTATATATATATAGAAGATTGTATAAGATTTTATAAATATTTATTAAAAAAACATCAAGATAAAATAGATGAAGATGTAATTACGATATCAATTCATAAATTAAATAAAAATATAATAAAATTAAATGAAATATGTAAGGATAAAGATAATGTATATAAGATAATGTTATATATAATTGATATATATTTATTATTAGATAATAAATATTTACAAATTATAAGGAATGATATTAGATCATTTAATAATGATATATTTAAAAATATATATAATAATATGATAAATATTTATAAACATAAAAATATATTATTATTTTATGAATTAATTAATGAAATATCTGAATTAGAAGAGACAAAAGAAATTGATTATGGTGAAATTCCAGAAGAATTTTTAGATCCATTATATAATACATTAATTGAGAATCCAATTCTTTTACCTTCATCTGATATTTATATGGATTTTGATGTAATAAAAAAACATTTATTATATCATAATTTTGATCCATTTAATCGTGATGAATTAACATTAGAAAAATTAGAAGAATATAATAATAATGATGAAATAAAAGAAAAAAATGAATTGTTAAAAAAAAAAATAGAAGATTGGAAAAAAACTAAATAAATAATAGATTTTAATTATGCTTTTTTATCACCATCTTCATCTGAAATTTTTTCTCTTTGTGATAAAATTAATTTAGCTTCAAGTAGATTTTTTTTTATAGTTGCTCCACTTATTCTAAACCATATATTTTCATCTGAATCCATATAAATAAAATTTGATTTTGCGGGCATTACTTGAATTTCTAAAATCCATCTATGTGGAAGCATTGGTACTCTAAAAGAAGATTCTTCAGATTCAATTTTATTTTTAGGAGAATCATAATTATATACCCAATGCCATACAAAATTAATTTTATTTGGATCTACAAAACCAGATTTACTATTGATATCTGTATTATATGCTATAATTTTATTAAAAATGTCTTGTTGTATTTTAATTTGTAAAACATCAATATCACTTGTATTAAAATTTGAGATTCCATTTGTTCTACCACCATCGGTTATTCCGAAAAATAATCGTCCACCTTTATTACTATTTAAAAATCCAATAAAATTTTTGAACATTATTTGTTTAGCACTTAAAGTTTGACCAATAGCAGGTTTTTTATCTAAATCGTTTTTATCTAGATCATAATTTTTAAATTCATTTAGTTCATCTTCTATTAAATTTGTTTTCATATTAAAAATAAATGGTCCAACATCCGGAAAAAAATTCTCCTTACCTAATGAAGTATAAGGCAATAATGATTCATGATCAATTCTATGTTTTTTTTCTAAATCTAATTTATGAATTGCGGCCAACTTTATTAATTCAAGTTTTTGTGATTCACAGTTATCAATTTTATTTTTTAACGTTTCAATATTTTTTTCTAATTTTTCAGTATCAATCATGTCTTTAGGATCAGATGCTGATTTTTTTACATTTTTTGGTGGTTCAACTATTTCTAAAGCTTTAGATAATTCTGTTATAACAGTAGATTGAGGTTGTTGCGGTTGTTGAAAATAATATGGTTGTTGAGATTGTTGAGGATAATATGCTTGTTGAGGTTGTTGAGGATAATATGCTTGTTGAGGTTGTTGAGAATAATATACTTGTTGAGGTTGTTGATAATAATATGGTCCTTCTTGGTTCCATTCATATCCAGGATCCATGCCACCATATATATTTTTCGCTTGTAAATATTTTTTTTTATATTTTAAATATTTTTTTTTATAATTATTCATTAATAATTTTTATATATATATATATAAATCAAAAAAAATAATATTATTTTAAAATTTATTAATTATTGTTTTGTTTCACTATCTTCTTTTATTTCTTCGACTTTAACATCATTTCCTATAACTTCATTTTTATCTTTTGTTTCATTTACTTTTTTCATCCATGGATCTTCATCTTCGGTAATTTTATCTGAAATTTCTTTAGTGGTATTTGTTTTTTCTTTTACCATTTCTTGGAAAAATACATCCTTATTTTCTTGATTTTCATTATATTTTTGCATTAATGTATTTAAATCATTATCTAAATATTGTCCATCTACTTTATCTAAATATGATAATGAAGGATCCCAAGGTAACCAATAACCAACTTGTCCTACAAATACACTATGATGTTTATCTTGTCTTTGTAAAACTTTTGCTCTAACATCCGCTTCTTTTTTAGTATCATATACACCACGAATTTTTACACCACGTACATTAGTAGAGAAATCATTATCTTCGGTAAATTTTTCAGTTAAGGTAGCTTCATTTTTATATTTAAAATCTTCAAATTTATCAATTAATTTATCTTCAGTAATATTATATTCACTTGATATTTCTTTTAAAAATTCATGTAAAATAAAAGTTTCTTTTTGTTTTATAACTTTTTCAGGACTAATAAATGATAAACAACAAAAATTTTGTCCTGGAACTTTGTGATCAACCGAAAGGAAATCTTCTTCTATTTCATTTTCTTGGGTCATAATTATATATTATAAAAATTATTTCTATATATGTTTTAAATTTATATATAATATATTATTAAATATTATATTGTTATTAAAATATGGATCAGTTAAATAATATAGTTAATTTAATAAAAAATAAAAGTTTAGCTTTTTTTAATAATTTAAAAGATAATAATAAAAATAAAAATAAAAATACAAAAACCTATTTAGAATATAGAATAAATAAATTTTTTAAAAAAGAAAAAAATTTTAAAAAACATTGGTTAGATTTATATTATAATTTTAATAAAGAGATTTCAAAAATTATAGCAACACCATTTTATGTAACTTTATTTTATTCTAATTTTAATTATATAACAACTAGTATAATTAATTCTGAATGGGATGAAATAATGGAAATATATAAAAAAGTTCTTGAAAAAAATCCAAATTATAAAAATTCTCGTTTAGATGAACCTAAACCAATTTATGATAGACGATATATATTAATAGTTACATATACTATATTTATTATTTTTATATATATATTTGCTAGTTTATTATATGGTAAAATGTCTGAAATATTTAATAAAATTATAATAAATTTAAATATTGAAAAAGATTATAATTCTACATTTGTAGTATTAATTGCTTATATATTTTTTATATTAGGATTATATTATGGAGGTATAGATTTTATATATAAAACAGTATTATTAATAATTAAATTAATATATTATATTGCTATTATTTTATATTATTTAATTTATTATCTTGGATGGTTTTTATTTATAGTTATTAAATTATTTGGTAGATTAGCATATAAAACTACTACTGCTATGACAGGAGGACAAAAAAAACATAAAACAATGAAGGGGGGTGGTTTATATGAAGAATTTGAAAATTTTATGAATGAATCAAGAGATATAATAAATAATTTTTCAAGTGATTTAATTATTAATGTGTTAAATAATTTTTTTGAAAATCTTCTTCCAGATGAAGATGTTTTAGAAACACAATGTAAAAGTACATCAAATATAGAAAAAATGTTAGCTAGACAAAATTCTAGAAGAAATACTGATGAACCTATAGATATTAATAAAAAAATAAATAAACAATTACAAAAATTTATTCCTGAAAATATAAAAAAAACAGATTTTGTTCGTTGTATGTTAAAAAAAAAACCTAAACCACCACCTCCAGATTGTAATTAAATAACTATAATTGAATAATTTTATAAAATAAAGTAATAATAAATGATATTTTTCCAATACAATTTAAACTATATATTTCAATACCACATAAATTAAAATCTACCCATTTTGTTGTTAATGTTATATTTAATATTATCCAATCTATAGATGTACTATTTTCTTCTAATATATTATATAATGTTATATCATTTATATTCATATTATTTATGTCTAATTCAATATCAAAATTATCATTAAATGTATTTAAATCATATTTTTTTATAAAATTATTAATAAATAATGGATTATAAATTTTACTAAATATATTTTGTCTTGTTCTAGATATAAATAAAATTATAGATAAACATATTATTTCAATAATGAAAAAATAACTACTTAAAACATAAAAATATATTTTATGATTATCTGATAATTCAAAATAAATATTATATAATAAACCTATAGAAAATAAATTAATTACTGTAAATAAATTTAATATATAATTAAAATCATTAATTGTATATGTAACAATATTTTTTAAATTTATAATATTATAAAAAAATTTAATTAATCCCTTTTTTTTATTACTTAAAATATTATTTTCTATTTCTTTATTTACAATATCAATATCTTGTGCTAATTTAATAAATATTAAAATAAATAATAAAATACTATTAATATATACAAATATACCATATAATTCAGATAAATTTAATAATATATCAATAAAAATATATTTAGACATAGATAATATTTTAAAATTATAAGTTAAATAAGTATTTATACCAAAACTAATTAATATTAAAATTTGGCAAATAAATAGTATATTATTAAAATTTTTATTTTCTAAATATTTATATTTCAAAATTTTATGAAAATTAAAATATAAAAATACATAATGAAATATATAATTAAATTTATATAATACAAAACCTATTTCATTTATATTTTCATTATTTACTAAATAATATATTGGATTAAATAATAATAATAAAACTATTAATAATTGATAAATATATTCAATTATAACAGTTTTTTCATTTATATTATTAGTTTCATTTAATAAATTATATTTATTTTTATAAAATATTATAGAAGAATTACTTATTATTCCTAATAAAATATATAAAAATAAAATATACATTTTTTTTTATTACATATTATTAAAATATTTATATATGTTTTATTTTATTTAAAAAGTATTAAGTATATTAATATATAATGACAGATACAAATTCTGAACAACCAGATACGACAAATTATGATAATTATTGTTTATATTTAAGAACTGTACAATCTTCTGCTTTTCGTGTATTAATTGAAGCATTAAAAGAAATATTAACTGATACTAATTTAGAATTTGATGATAAAAATATTAAAGTTGTAGCAATGGATCCTTCTCATACAGTATTAGTTCATTTAAAATTAGATAGTGATAAATTTGAAAAATATTATTGTCCTAATAAATTATTATTAGGTATTAATACTTTAAATTTATTTAAATTAATAAAATCATTACAAAATAATGATATATTAACTATTTTTGTTGAAAAAAATAATACTAATCAATTAGGTATTCGTATGGAAAATGGTGAAGCCAATCAAATAACACAATATAAAATGAATTTAATGGATTTAAATCAAGAAAATATTCAAATTCCACCATTGGAATTTGAATCTGTTATTACATTACCTTCTTGTAATTTCCAAAAAATATGTCGCGATATGTTTAATTTATCTGATAATATTGAAATTACTACTTTTGGTGAACAAATCACTTTTAAATGTAAAGGCGATATTGCCGATCAAGAAACCAGTATAGGTCAATCTACTTCTGGTGGTATGAATTGTGTAGTAACTGAAAATTCAAATGAAATTATACAAGGTATGTTTTCACTTAAATATTTAGTATTATTTACTAAATGTACTAATTTATCTTCTTCTATTGAATTATATTTAAAAAATGATTATCCACTTATTATTCGTTATCAAGTAGCAAATTTAGGTGAAGTTAAATTATGTTTAGCACCAATTAGTATTCACGATTAATTTATCTAATATTTACATATAATTTTCTATATTTTTCTACAATATATTGATCATATAAATGCGACAATTTATTATTAGATAAATATGTACTATTTGACGTAATTTCTGTAAGTTCTGAATGTATCTTATTTAGTTCTGTTGTATCAATATTATTAATACTTTTAATTAATGTATTTAGTGCTGGAAAGAAGATAATTTCATTCATCAAAGGCGCATTTTTTTTATCTGATGGTTTAGCAATATTTTTAGAAAAATCTGTACAAAATCCATCATATGTTTTATCATAACATTCCAATAAATTATGAATACTACTTTCAAAACAACGTGTCATTAAAATATAATGATTTATTGTATCATATGATGAATATTCTAATTCATAATTAGTATCCTTAAATGCTGGCCAATATGTATCAGTAGCTTTAGTCATATCTAATTCAATATTATTATGAGTTTGAGAAATACTATCAGGTTTAAGGAAAGAAGGTGCAAAAGCACAATTTAAAAATTGATGATGTGATACTCCTTCTTTATTATATAGAAGACTAAATGCTTCTCTACCAATTAAATGTGTTTCAGGACTATTAAAACTATTTAAAATTAGAAATACAACAGAAGAACTATTATCCTTATCAACCATATCTTGATAAATTTTTGTAATATTTAGTTTTTCATAAAATTTAGCATTATAATCTAATTTTCCTTGAATAAGATTTGAAATATCTTCATAAAAATCAATATAAATTTGCGGAATACCACCAATAATAGGACTTGTTGTTCCATTTCTACTTTTCCAACTTAATTCAGTTCCATTAATTTCATTTTTTCGTAAATTTTCAGGAGAAGTACATAAAATTGTGAATGATTCACATTGTGAATTAGATTGAATAAATTTACGTAGTTTTTGAGCATTTTTCATACAATTTTGATAATTAAATGAATTTTTGAAAAGATTACCTTTAGATTCTATACCAAAAATCATATCACCATCATTGCCTTCTTTATTTAGGAAATTTTCTCCTTGAAGATGAATTACTAATTGTGTATTATTAGAAATATGTGTTTTCATATTATTTTCAATATCTTCATACATTGAATCTGTAAGAGGTCCATAAATAAATAAATGTTCCGTATCAGGATTATTATATTTATAATATTCATTAAAATTATCACGTGTAAATGTTTCTTTACCTTCAATATATTTACTATTCATTTTAAATATAAGTGGATCTGGTTGTGAAGGATGAAAACTATTGATATTACTTCCTTCTTCATCTAAATTTGCCGCACAATATGTAAAATTTCTATCAAAATCTACTTGATTTAGTGAAGCAATTTGTGAAGCAATTACATCATAAAATGGCTCATTTTTTTTTGCCTTATCATAATTTTCACAATATGATTTTACCATATTTTTACTTTCATTTTTATATAACATATCTTGTGTAGAACTCATTTCATTTAATACACGTAAAGCTTTTCCACCAGTAATAGTAGAATTATATGCAATAAATACAACATTTGTTTTAGGAATTGCAAAAGAGGATGAAGGAGACGAAATAGTTGAAGATTTACTACCCATAATTGTTTTACTGTTTTGTGTTACTATAGAATAATAGTAAAAATCAATTTTAAAAAAAATAAATACATTAATCAATATAAAAAATTATTTTATTCTAAATTTAAATATTTTAGATATATAAATGAATTGGGAAAATTTAAAAAAATATAAAGTATCTACAAAATTAAATAGAAAACCTGAAATTCAAAAAGCATATGATAATGAAAAAAAAAAATATAATGGAGATTATAATAAACATTTATTAAATATTTTTTTAGATAATCGTTTATATAATTTACAATTAAATAAATTTCCATATGATTTAGAAAAAAATATAACTCATTGTGTTTTATGGTTAAATCCTATTATTCAAGAATCATTTATTCATAATAGAAAATTTATTTATACAATATTAAAAAAATATATTCCTAATAAACCTTTTTTATTTCATATGAATTTACCCCAAAATAGATCTATTAAATCTATTCCTCATTATCAAGTATTTATTAAAATGAATTAAAAATTATTCATTGCTAAATAAATATAATTTTGAATATCCTCACATTCTTTTTTTGTAAAATATGTTTCCATTTTTATTCTACTTGTAAGCATATTAATTACTTCAACTGATTTCATAACTTTAGTATTACTTTTTTTTAAATCTTCTACTGCTTTATCACGTTCTTTACGTGTTTGATCTAATGTAAATTTAATAAGAAGAGGATCAGCATCTAACTGATTCATTATTATTTATAATTATAAAATTTAAACTCTATATATTTTATAAATATAAGGTTTTTACTGAATCTAACATTCCATTATAAATACATTCTCTATAATGAACATGAGGATTAATTCTTTTACTCTTATAAGGCACATTATAACCTTGAGGTTTTCTAAATTCTAATACAGCATTGCCGTCACTATCAGATTTTACAACACCACTATTTGCGTATTTATCATATGCTACATAAGGATCTTTGAATATTTCATCATCATATTCTGCGGCCCAATAAATTACATTAATATTCGGTGCTGTTTTAATTATTTTTTTTATAGTAGGATTTTCGGGTTTTTTTTCTACTAAATTACCACAAGGATATACTGTTTTATCTAAAAAAGCTAAATAAAAATCACGTCTAGTAATTTGAAATAAACCTGCTAAACCAATTAAAATATATATAATAAATGAAATTTTATTATGAATTTTTATACCAACATAATCAATAAAATTAAAATTAAATAGTGCTAAAATAAAATAATTAACTGCTCCAAATACTAATAATTTTTTAGAATAAATATCTAAATATAATGATGACATTTTTTTTTTATCCATTATATTACATTAAAATAAAAAAATATATTAATTATCATTTATATATATAAATATATTTAAA